CTTCACCATATTGAGCAATTCCACAAAAATCATAATCGATTTGATGGACTTCGATTAGCTCGACAGTCTCACCATTTATTCTTTTAGTTGTCATTGCCCTGTCTCCGAATCATAACCCTGAACAGGCAGGTTTACACTCATTAAGTCTCTGGTGCCCATGTTTTGAGGTGCAATATCACTCATGGTCCATACATAACCGACTTCGTCAGGGAAGGTTTCAGGTCTCCACGCTATAAAATAAGGCTGAGTTCTTGCTGCCGAAATAAACGGTTTAAACTCCTCTCGAATCCATGCCGCTGTTAAGTTGGTCCAGTCGTAAGAAGTACCGAAACCCTGCCTCTGTATTGTGATACCCATAAATTGAGCTGTCTCACTTAACCTAGGTCTCATTGCTGTCTTACGGCTTAAATCTAATGGAGTATGGCCGCCATAAATTGGGCGCATCATATCAAGAGTAACACCTAAAAATACCGTAATAATTTCTTGGCCTGCGCCGGTAAATGTAAACCTCCAATAACGGGCTGTTTGCAAAGTGAATAAGCCCATCGATATCACACTTGCACCGTCATCTTTTTCGTAAACTTCGGTATATGTAATATCATCAAAGGAATACTCAAGCTTTACAATCCCCATATTCCGACCAACTAGACCGAAATAATTAACATCTTGTGCTGTCAATAAATCAACATTTACGACAGCGTTTGAAGTGCTCGGCTTGTACATTTCAGTAGTTAACTTTAGGGCCATACTTTCGATTGGAAAATTATCCTCTCCAACCGGGCCACTAATGTTATCTTTTGTGATTAAATTTTTATATCCAATTCTTGCGTGAGTTAGCGGCCAAATAGTACTACTGGCCGCCTGTGTCACATAAAAATCTTGTGAGATTAATATGGTCATTTATATTATTACCTGTTCGCCATTGCGTTGTGCGTCCCTAATAATATCAAACAAGGCTGTTAATGTCCCGCCGCTAGTAAATGCGCTCGAATCTAGGTCTTGAATACCATCGATTGTCACTGTTCTATTTACGGTCTGAGCCTGACCTTGTTGTTGCGGTACGCTTGGAGATCCGCCGCCTGTTGGTACGGATGCAGAGCCACCACCTGAAAAGCTTCTACTCTTAAGGTTTGATATCATGGCACCAGTAGCGACGACTGAAGATGCGGCAAATGCACCACCGACTAATGGACCACCAATGGACGCGCCAAATTTATAACTAGATACAGCAGCTGATATACCATCAACAACGGCCCCAGCAATAGCGGCCACCTTTCCAATCTCAAACATTTTCTTGCTTTCGGTATTCATCAAAGTACTTAGATTACTAAACATTGAGCTAGCAATGCCGATTGAATCTTGTTTCTTTTGCTCCTGAACACTTATTAAATCCGCCGCCTGTTTTTGCGCCTCTTGTTTCATCTCATCACCGTAGTTTTTCATGACTAAGAGTCTTTGATTGTAAGAGTCCATATCAGCAGTCAATAGCGTGGCTTGACCCTCGATGTCTTCAGGGCGTAATGAGTTAACTGCATTCCTATTGGCTAAAATTGCAGCCGTCGCAGTATTTGAAGCCTCAACAACATCAGTCATCCAGTTTTTAATTGCATCAGCTGGCATTTCTTCCATAGCTAAGTTGTGCATTTCTGCTTTAGCTTCAATTAAGGCATTAATAGTCTCCTCTTTCCATGCATTAAGAGAGCTAGATTGTGACTGACCAAAAACTATCTTGTCAATATCAATCCCTGGAAGGCTGTTAATTTTCTCGATTGCCTTGTTTATGTTCTTGTGCATACGAGTAATTATAAAATCCTGGGCGCTTGCAATTCCCGCAACTATAGTTAAAACAGCTGATTTAAAACCTAAAAATACAACCTCAAGACCTTTTATCACAACCTCTATGCCGCGCATTGCGTTACCAACAAAACCAACAGAATCACCAACGGCTTGAAATGTATTACTGGCAAGACTTCCGAAATCAATAACACTATCGCCAGCTTCATTGAATCTCTTTGAAAGCTCGGTAACAATAGGGGCAAACTTAGCCATGACTTTATTGATTAAGTTTTTAATCACAATGCTAGTTTCAGTCATAGACTGTTTAACTTTTTGCAGCTGGTCAATCTCAACAGCAGACAGCGCACCGCCAAAATTATCAACAGAGGCCGCTATTCTGTCAAATTCCTTGCCGTTATTTTTAAGCAAAGGCAAAAGCATTGTTGCATCACTTGCAATGGCCTCCATAAAGAAAGTCATTTCAGCTTGTGATACATTTGCCTCTTCAAGTCCATTTACATATTTTTGTAGCGCATCTTTGCCGGATAAGTTTCTAAACTCCTCGGCTGTTTGTCCAATTTTAGGGGCTATGGTTTCAAAATAATCGGCCATTGCGCCGCCGCCAGTGGTTAAGAAATCACCAACTTTGTCATTCACATCTTTTAGGATGTCAGATAATTTATCCTGTTCGACTCCAAATACAGCAGCGCCCGCCGCCATATCCTGAAAGACTTCTACAGAAACCCCCGCCACTCTTGAAAGCCGCTCTATTTCATCAGCAGCATCAACGGTAGCTTTGAATAATGTAGTGGCAATTGCAGCCCCAGCCGCAGCCGCAGCAACTCCAAATTTGCCAGCTGTATTAATTGCCTCTCGGGTTTTCTTCTGGAAATCACCAACGCTATTTTTTGCTAGTTTTAAAGCTTTAATTAAATCTGTCGCGTCACCACCCAGATTTATGCCTATATTTGCATCTTGTGCCATTTATTTCACCATGTCATATAAGTTGGAATAGATTTCTATTTCAGGAGGAAGTTGGGACTCGTACCACCACCACCCGTCAGGATGTAGCGCCCAAAATTCAGAAGGAGAAAGACCACCAGAGATGGCAGCCTTGAATGCTTGTTTAACTAAACCTTCTTTTTTGCTGGCTTTTTGGTTGGCTTTTTTTTTGGTTTGAAATCACTATTTAGATGTTCCGGCGGAATCATCATTAATAATAATGCTGTTGTTGCATCACCTGAGTTTTTAGCGGCTGCCTCTGACTCAAAGAAGCTAGAATAAACCTCGTTTGCTGCATCACCAGTGTAACCACCAGCAACTAGAGCGAGGCCGAAAGCCATAGCAAGCTTAGAAAGGTTAATCTTTCCACCAAGCAAGTCCTGCAAAGACACAACCTCCTCAACCTGAGCAATGGCCATTAAAATATTTGAGGAAGGGATTTTATACTCCTTTCCTTTAAAACTTAAATTTACATCTTTAAACACTGACATATTGTAACCTTCTGCGGGTAAGGTAGTTAATTAAACTGCTGCAACGTAAACGTAAGGGCCTGAACTCTGTAATGAGCCACTAAAAGTGATTTTATCTTTATACGACCCTGTTTCTTCATAATTAGGCCAAAAGAAATTACCTGTAACAGTTGATCCATCTTCCCATGTTAAAATAATGGCCTTTTCCTGAGAAAGTCCATCAGCCATGTATTGGTCACGCAAAACAGAGTCTTTTTCTATACCGTCAAATGAAATGTCAAATGTTTGCTCTCCGCCTGAACTTAGGAATTTTCTAAACCCTACGTCATCATCAGTTGAGACATCAATACCTTCAACACTACAAGTTACGCTTTTTTGCTGAACACCAGCAACTACAGTTCCACCCATCGAGATTGTTAAAGTTCTACCTAATGCTTCTGGCATGATTTTACACCTTTTGTATAGTTAGTTTGAAAGTTGAAACACCATGTTTCGTTTGACCATCGGAATCTGTAAAGATTTCCGATGATAAGTAATAATTTTCAGTGAAAGTATACCCTACTTCTACAAATTTTAGTAAATGCAGTGCATCGAACATTTCGCCCTGTATTAATTGAGCCTCTTTTAATGAGTGTGAATCACTCCAAGTATGCAGAGTATAAGTACATTCTCTTGCTGTTGTTGAGTCTGTATCGTCTTCTACGTGGTTGATTTGCCCTATTGCGACATAAGGAAATTCTGTACCCTGAGGCACCTGCTCATAAATAGAGGTAGAAATAACGCCATTTAATGCCGCGTAAATTTGAACAGAAATAATAGTTTCAAAACTCACTTTTTACCCCTTAGTCTATTTTTTAATTCTCGCTTAACCATGCCTTCAATCTTCTTCACAAATACTCGTCTAATGATATTCGGCATATCACTTTGAATCTGTAAAACTGCTGGAAAAAAGAACGGGTGAGCGTCCGAGGTAACTGTCCCATGCTCAACAAAGCGCCAATAAAACCCGTCACCTTTAAATAATACAGAAAAAACAGCTTCATTTTTTGCCGATCTTCTTTTTTTAACCTTGATAGATTTCTTTAACGTTCTACTATTTGTCGGAACCCTTCTTTTTGCCTCTTTTGCTATTTCGGCAGCAATACCGCGAACAGTTGCAACATATAAATTAAAAGCTTTTTTAGGTATAAATGAATCAAGTAAATCTTGAATCTGTTCTATACCCGTAAGCTCCATAGTCATAATTTGCTTGCTCACTGAGTTACACCTCTTTCAGCTACAATCTGAAGATATAAATCTCTTTTACCGCGCGTTGGAATTGATCGAATATTATAATACTGCCCATTCCATTCGATACGATGCTTTTCAGTTATATCAAAACGATTACGGACAACAAAGGTATATGTAGAAGGGTTTTCCAGTTGATCAAAGTTATCACGTTCTGAGCCTGTCATAGGCTTTGCTTTTGCCCATGTATCTCTAGGAAAAGCCACCCATGTAACAGTTTGACCACCTTGATTATCTGGTACTAAAGTTTCAGCCTCGAATGTAATTATTTGGTCCAACTCTCCAGGTCTAAACATTAGACCCCCATCTCAACGCGTAATTGATCAAGACCCATTTCAGCCGCATAGTTTCTTTTGGATTTCTCCGCCGTTCTCACTTCGTAGTAGTCAGACACGTATAAAAGCATCGATTGATTTGCTTTCGTATAATCCGCACCACTTGTGATAGACACCTTTACATTTGAGCCCACTGGAAAAGTGGAATCTGGAATAATTTCTTGAAAGTCAGAATCAAAAGTAAAGTCAGTAAATGTCTGAGTTACTTTATCTGCATCAAGGTAAGTAATGCTTGAAACTGTCGAATCTGGATAAGGTAAAACTAAAGTGGAGTCATCGCCAAAATCATCAAACAACACTATAAAGTCAGCGCTTGCAAAGAATCGATTAGCGTATGACTCGCAACGTGAGCGAGCCGCAGCAATAAACAAATTCAACAAGTCGTCATCGATAGTTACTGCATCATCAATTCTGAGCTGGTCTTTAACCTGTGTGAGAGTTATCGGCTCACTAACCGGCTCGGTCTGTCTAATTGTTCTATTGTACGGGTTTAAACTCATTTTTTAGCCTTTTTAACCTTTACTTCAGCAATATAACCATCTTTAGAAAGTCGTTTTGCGTCATCGTCTTTTAATTCAATCTCTTGGCCTTTTTTAACTGAGCCAAGTTTCATGTCATAAAAGGTTTTTAATATTGTAACTTTCATAATGATCCTAAATAAAGGGGCATATTTCAGCCCCTAATTTATTGACTAAGGTAATGTAGCAAGGTTAGCTGTCACGATTGCTTCTGCTCTAAAGATTAACTGAGCAACACGAGCTTCGGCACGAATTGTTAGTAAGTTTTTAGTAACGTTATCGCCATCCTGCTCAAACATTTGAATAACAGTGCTTTCGCGATCTACGAACATAGACGCGTCACGAGCCATACAAATTACCGTTTCAGCTGGTACGTTGTTAGATAACACTACAGGTAAACCCCAAAGCATTGGCTGTAAACCACCGTTGATGTAAGACATTGCACCATCTGCGCCGATATAACGATCATCACCAGTACCATTTTTCAATACTTCAGCTGCCTGCCAATCGCTAGGGTTAATGTAGTAAACATCGGCATTGTAATCGGCTGCAATAACCGCGTATTTCAATTGGTTAGTGTAATCAAAGAAGTTTGTAGCAGAGCCAACTAAAACCGCTGTACTGTTACTCGCAGCTGTGAAGCCTTGCAAGTTCTGACCAGTACCATCACCAGTAATAACCTGTACTTCAATAGCGTTATTAATGCCGTGAACCATGCGCTTGTCAATGTAAGAGGCTAAGAAAGTTGAATCGGCCATTGCTTGCTTAGAGACTTTAATGAAGTGAGCAACAGTTTTGATTGCCTCGCTTGCTTCTTCAAAAGTCAAAGCGGATTCTGGCTTGCTTGCACCTTCAGCAGTACCGGCGGCGTTATTAGTAAAACCAGCTTCTTTAGAAAAGTAAAGGATGTTTGAACCAGTTGTACCGCGATTCAAAGTTTGCATAACGTTAATGCGACGGAATGCGCCTTCAACTAAACCAGGTAGCTGCTCATGACGAGAAGTATCGTTACCAGAGTTAACAATGGTATTTTTGAATTCCATTTGAGCGCGGTTATTAGTGCCACTCAAGAAAGACTTGAAACCGTCAGAGGCTACGAATGAAGAACCAAGAGTTAATACTTCGGTCTTTTCGTTGGCGTGGTTAACACCTTTTTGTAAAAGAGTGGTGACTTGATGTTTAAGCTCGCTTACGACTTCAGCTTGTTTAACTGCTAACTCTTCAGACTTAGCAATATAAGTTTTCATTTCTTTGTCAATTTCTGCTAAATCTTCTTTAGATTTCAAGCCTGACAATTTTGAGTT